GGCATAACAAGGTGTTGTAGCATTACACTCATTGGTATTTTTTCGTCTTCAAAGAAGATTGGATTATAACTAGTATTTACACTAATACCTTGGTCTATGTATTTTTGTAAAACTGCCATAATCTTCAAGTATCCTTCTGGAGACTTTTGATCCCATAGCAACTCGTATTTATTCTTAAACTTGTAAATACCTGGTACAACTTGCTTTAAAACGCCATGTTTGGACTGCTTCACACTGACATAACTTCTAGGCGGTTCTATACCGTTGGTTGAATTTGAAATCTGTGCTGATGTTTCTGCAGGCATAAGAGCCATAAGAGTTGAATTACGTATTCCATATTCTGCTAAACTTTCACGTAACTCTTTCCATTTTCTTCTTTCTTTGTGTTTTACTAGTTCATCTACTTCAATTTTACGAGTATCTATAGGAACAATACCATGTCCATATCTTGTTTCTTTTGTCTTAGGACATGCACCTTTTTCTTTTGCTAGTTTATTAGATGCTTTAATCAGATAATAAGACCAAGCCTCAGCCCATTCATCTACTAATTCTAAATTTGGATCTGAATAGTTTGTATCATTTTTAGCCAACCAATAAGCAAAATTAATAATACCAATACCAAGAGGTCTTCTATTATTAGTAGATAACTCAGCCGCAAGTACAGGATACTTTTGATAATCTAATAATGCATCAAGTCCTCGTACTGCTAAATCACATGGCTTTTTAAAATCACCTGGATCTTTAATATTTCCCCAATTAATAGCACTCAATGTACACAATGAAATCTCACCTTCATCATCTGTAATAGATGTTAATGGTTTAGTTGGTAAATTAATTTCACAACAAAGATTTGATTGTCTAATTGGTGCAACTTCTGGTAAGAATGAACCATGGTCATTTGCATGGTCTACATTCATCAAATAAATTCTTCCTGTATTCTTTCTTTCATTCATGAAAGTTGAGAATAATTCAATAGCAGGTATAACTTTCTTTCTTAGTTTTTTATTACGTTCTGCTTTTTCATATAATTCTTTAAACTTATCTTGGTCTTCAAAGAAGGCCGTGTAAAGGCCAGGAACATCACTTGGAGAGAATAAAGTAATATCCTCACCAGCAATCAATCTTTCATACATAAGTTTATTAAATTGTACACCATAATCCATATGACGTACACGATTATCTTCTGTGCCTTTATTATTTTTTAACACAAGTAAATCTTCAACTTCGTAATGCCAAATTGGATAGTATAAAGTGGCGGCACCACCACGCACTCCACCTTGTGAACAAGATTTTACACTTGCTTGAAATAGTTTATAAAAAGGAATAACTCCTGTATGACTGGCATCACCATTTCGAATTGGAGAATTGATAGCACGAATACTACCTGCACCAATACCGATACCTGCTTTTTGTGAAACATATTTAACAACTGAACTTGCGGTAGCATTTATAGAATCAAGTGAGTCATCTGTTTCAATTAAAACGCAAGACGAAAATTGTCTTTGAGGTGTTCTGACGCCTGCCATAACAGGAGTTGGTAAAGAAATATCAAAATTACTAATCGCATCATAGTAATCTTTAACATATTTCAATCTAATTTCTCTTGGATAAGAACTAAACAATGTGGCCGCAATAAGCATATATGCTACTTGAGGAGTTTCGTATAATCTTCCAGTAACTCTATTTTGTACTAGATACTTACCACGAAACTGTTCCATACCTACAAAGGCAATTTCAAAATCTCTTTCATGTTTAATAAATCCGTTAATTTTTTCCCATTCTTCTTTAGAATAGTCTTCCAGTAATGCTGAATCATAAAAGCCTTCCTTGACGTTTGTTTCTACAACCTTTAGAATATGCCAAGGCTCAAAATCACCATATACCATTTTTCTAATATGATAATTAACTAGATTTCCTGCGACCCATTGATAGTTGGGTGTTTCTTCTGAAATCAAATCAGATGCCGCTTTAATTAGTGTCTCTTGTACTTCTTCACTTTTTATACCATCATAAAATTGTATATGAGACTTTAATTCGACTTCACTTGCACTAACTCCAGTGATACCTTCACATGCGAACATTACCACTTTGTGCATCTTTTCCAAGTCTAACGGTTCTTTTTTGCCGTCTCTTTTTTCTACTTGAATTTTTGTCATTCTATCTCCCTATCCTCTTCTATCATGGTCTTGTATTTAACCAAGATACAAGATTCTTAATGTCTATTGTTTATTTCCGAATCTTCCATTCCTGCAACCCTTAGTTTAATTATGTTAGTTAATTGGAAATGTTTTATCTCAAATCCTTTTGTTATACCTAAAAACTGATTTCTTGTATAAGCGACTTGATTTATTAGTTCACTAATTGCTACTACTTCTTGTTCACCGTCTGCATATTTTTCTGCATCACGTGAACTAAGTGCTTTATTATAATTCTCTAGATACTTTCTTAGATATTCACTTCTTTTCTTTCTAAGTTGAATATTAAGATGTTCTAAAATTGCCTCAAGTTCTTGTAATTGAGAGAAACGTAGTTCTACATAAGCAGGAAGTTGTGTAGAATTCTTTTCTACATTACCGTATATTTTGACTTCTTTTCTAGCCTCTAATAATTCATTGCTAAAATAGTCAACACAATCAGGAATTTTACCCCAATCTTTTACAACTTCACTATACCAATTCATAAACTACCATTCCTCTTCTTCTTCATAATCGTCTTCATAGTATCGGTCAAATGCTTCTTCTAATATTTTATCTTGAGATACTAAATCTTCTATGTCTTCTTTTAATACACCAGCCTCGTCTGTGACTTTAATAAAAATTTCTGCAACTTCTAATTTGTCTTTTGCCGGTATACATGGTTTTATTCTTTCCCATAATTCAAATACTGTTTCAATATCAATAGAAGACATCTAGACCTCATAAATTGCCGAGTTTGCACCATGTTCTGCACACTCTACTCTAACACATTTACAACGTCCATCTGTCATTTGACTTACTATCTCGTTTGCTTTTCGCCAAGCATGTTCGGCAAATTTCTCGACCCCCACACCTTCAAGTTGTACAATACTTGCTAGACCTTGAGTCTCTAACGATAGTAAATCATTCTTCTTAGGATCATTTACATCAATTACAACTTTGTGGTCAAACGTTTCTTCAAGCCATGCTTTCAGAGGTTTGAGTCCACCAAAATCTACAACCCAATTACGTTCATCTAATTCATCACAACCAAATGTAAATTTAAAAGATAAACTATAACCATGTAATAGTTTACAATGTGAGTGTGCCAACGGTTGCCTGAACACCGCACTTAAACCAATGTTATGCCCATAACACTTGGTCGAAAAATATTTAGCCATTATGCTTCCTCTTTTACTTCTAAGTTTTCTTCTACTGGAGCCTCTAATTCTTCTGATTCATCATCAAAATCTTTAGTTCCCCATTCATTCATTATAATGTCAAGTTTATCACCTGTCCAGTTTTTTCTGAACTCTGACATTATCTCACCTGATGAAGTTGTATAAGCAAGTTTGTTACCAGACTTAACAAGAACACCTTTTGATTCAAAGAAATCAACTAGTCCACTGTATGGATCCATACCTGTTTCATATGGAATCTTTACTTGCACACCTTCAAAAGGTTTTGCATAACGAGTTTTCATAACTTTACAAGCCGCCCTAATGCCACGTACTTCTGAAATTTTATTACCTGCCTCGTCTTCTTTTAGTTTTAGTTTTTTCATTGCTACAACAATAGAACTTGCATAGATAAATCCTTGACCACCTGATATTTTATCATCAGGATCAAACATATCTTGTGATGCATATGTATGATTTGTACAAACCATACCAACGTTATAATCACCAAACATATTTACACAGTTTCTTACAAGTGCCGCAAGTGCTTTAGGTTTTCTACCCATGTCACCTTTCATGTCACCTTTTCCAAACTGGTCAACATCAGTTGGTGTTAACATCATACCAAGACTATCAAGAACGAATAAAATCTTAGGTCTTTCTGCATCATCTACATCGGCATATTCTGCCTTGTAATCTTTCATAAATTCACTAATGATTTTAGCAACTTCATCAATCATTGCAACATTTAATTTCAACAATTTGTCTTCGCTTGTATCTACATCTAAGGCATGTAACCATTTTTCATCTAGTGCATTTTCACTATCGATAAGAACAACAAAGATTCCTTTTTCTTGTGCATTTCTAACGACATTTCCTGCGGCGATAAATGATTTGCCTGCACCACTTTCACCTGCTAGAACTGTTACTTTTCCCAATGGGATACCTTTCTGGAAGTCTCCAGATATTAACCTATTTAAACAGTAGTTACCTGTTGATACCCATGTATCTGGATCACGAAATCCTGCACTAACACCGGGTACCGATTTTGTTATGCTTTTTCTAAATTTACTTACATCAAATGCTCTTGGCATCTTTTACTCCTTTTATAATAGAGGGAGGTTGCCCTCCCTCTTAAGTTAATTGATGATTTAATCAGATTTACGATTTCTAATCATCGCCAGGATATCAGCGGCGTCTGTACTACCACCATTTGCACTAGCAGATGCTGGTGCTTTTGCCTCAGCCATTACTGGTTCAGCTTTAACTTCTGCCTTTGGAGCAGTTGTTTGTGCTGGAGCAGTTGTTTGTGCTGGAGCAGTAGTAGTTTCAGCAACTTTCGTTGTCGCCTCTGCTTTTGGAGTTGATTTTGTATTACCCACATCCAAACCATATGGTTTGTAATAAGAACCAAACTTCTCTGGATCATACAAATTACCATCAACTGATGATTCAAACATCTCCATGATGATACGTAAGTCTTCATCACTAGGACGTTTTGGCATGAACTCGTTTAAGTCATATAACCCATGAGTTTCAATAGCCTTACGTTCTTCTTCATTTAGAGAACGTTCTTTACGTGCCCAATTTGAAGTTGAATAGTCAGCATATTGACCTTTTTGAGTTTTCGTT